TTGCTGACCCTACAGCTCTCACAAAACATCCTTGCTTTGATCCGTTTGCGGTTGACCAAAAAGGTCGCACCACAGCGGTAGCAGTCAACAAATTCATCCACATGGTAAGCCTATCCTCCGACACAGACAGAACACAATGCGAGATTCTTGCCGTGTCTGCATTTGGGCGGAGGGGCTGCTTGGGTCTTGAGCCTTTCCATTTCAGCCAGATACTGCTCAGTCGCACTGAGGTCCTTGGCTCGGCGCTCGCTACCGAATTCCTGTATCTGATTGTGAGTAGCCGCATCTTCCCAAGCGTCCTCGTTCAAAAAGGTTGCTGGAAGCTTGATAAATCCACGCCTAACTCTGTCTGAGCTTCTATAGGCAATTACACCAGCGATGATGTCCTCAAACGATGCTCTTGATAGGGCTGACCTAAAAGCCTTGAAGGCTGGTTTCTTTCCTTCCTTGCGTGGATACTCTTTCCAGAATTCATCAAACAATTTTTCCGACTGTATTCTCTGGTTATTCTTAATCTCTTGTTCTTCTATTGAATTATGTTCTTCTTTATGCCCTGTTTCACCGTGACGGGGTTTTGCCGTAACGGGGTTTTGGAACGGGTCTTGAGTTTTGAAGTCATAGTCAGCGAAAGTCCCATCCTCGTTATGGCCCTGTTCTGATGATCTAACGAGATAGCCAAATTTCTCAAGTTCTAAAATGGCGCTTTTTATGGTGTCTTGTCCAGTTCCATTTACCTTTGCCAATGACCGAATGCTCATTCGCCAGCCTGGTGTATGACTCATTATTTGAGCCAGTAAACCAATAGCCTTCAAACTCAAGCGTGTATCTCGCAACCAGTCATTAGGTATCTGGGTGAAATGGTCATCAAATGAATGGTGTCCTCTAATTAGTGGCATTTACTAGCCTTTCGTAGTAGGAACTTGCCCAGATTTCAATGTTCTTTGAATGATAAAGATTTACGCAAAAATCACAGCCCATTTCAAATTCATCATCCCAGTCAGGCAAATAATTGAATAGATAATACGCAATTGGAGCTGCTTTTTTGCTAATCCAATTAGCATCAGACATAAACAAATCCCTCAGCTCATTAATCATGCCTTTATGCTTATCATCAGCTTCTGCCTTTGTATAGACCCAGGCTTTTATCTTTTGAAAATGAGCGGCAGAATCCTCGTAATCAGGATTGAATTTTTTATTGAATAGAGCGCCCTCAGTCTCTATGGCTTTGCGTTCAGCTTCTTCAACCTCAGCTCTGGTTTTATAGTGACTGAGAGTTATGTGCTTAGCTTTTTCAAAAAACGCTGAGTCTTTATAGTGCTGATTTAGTCGCTGGGTCCAATTATTACTAATGCCCACATAAAGGAGCTGACCCTGCTCATCAAAGAATTTATATAAAGTTTCCATATTCTGCCTATCTGGTGTGGCAGAATAGAACCTGCCGACACCGCTACTGTCGGACTGAGGGTCAGGCTTATACCTGGCCCTCTTTTATTTTAGCCTAAAACAACTTATGAATAGTTCTTGTTATTGCCTTCTTCGTGCCGTCTGGCATTAGTTGATACCACTCCCCATCACAGCGGTCATAAATTGGCTCCGAAAAGTCCTCCCAGGACTCTAGTTTGTGGGACCATCCTCTTGCTTCTGCTGCGACATCTGAGTTCGACTCCATGGCGGTGTTGTAGCTTTGGCAGACTCTAAGTAGGTTCTCGTATGTGTCAAGAATCTTGGAGCCGCCCATCCCGCGATTTTTCCGATGGTGAATAACAAGATCAGTAGTTTCGCCACAGTGAACGCAGTATGGGTCCCTTTTCTCAAGTTGTCCTCGCATGAATTTGTTTATGGTCATCGCATCTCCGCTTGCATCAGCTTCACTTGAGTTCCAATCGCCATTAGCGATGTCTCAATGATTTTGATTTTGACTTTGATTCTGTTGAATTCTGCTCGTCTAAGGTCACGCTGTAGGCGAGCGTCAGCAGATTCTAGCTTTGCGAGTGCAGTTCTATCGGCAACAGTCCCTTGTGTCTTGATAAAAGCTTTTTGTTCTATCGTGTCAAGTTCGTGTTCAGCTTCAGCCAGAGCGACTTCAGCTTGGTAAAGCGCATCAGCCCCGCGTTGGTTTTCCTGAATCAGGCGGGCTATTTCTTCTGTGATCTGGGAAGGTATCACTTAGATTCCAAATCGCATAGGTAAGTTCGATTTTCCAGAAGGCAGCCTCATTTTGGTTGCCCCTCTGTAGCGCCTGTTGATACGCCTCCGTCAGCTCCGCCACTTTCGACATCAGCACTGAACTGTTTGGCACGAGCTTCAATCCTTTCCAGAACATCAGGTGTTGCACCTTCGCCCTTCGCCTTTGCGTAGAGCCAGCGCAAACCTCCTATGTCTGAAATCTTATCCGCTTCAACCAACCAATTGTCTTTCATTTCTGTAACGCGATTGACCTTTTCCATCTCCTCGCGAGATGCGCGCTTGTTGCCACTGAATCCAGCAGAGGCTAAAGCTCGTCCGATGGCAGAGGTTTCTGCATTTTCAAGAGCCGAAGTCTGATTCGCACCAGGACCACCATCAATCTCGAATGCCAAACCCGTGGCCTTCGGGAGATTGTTTGCTTGGTCGCCAGCAGTAAGGTAAACCGCTGCGCCAACAACCCAAGTCGCCACAGAGCGGTCAGTAGTAGTTGTAAGGTTCTGCGTGATAATGCGTCCATCGGGATACTCCTTGTAGAACTTCCTAATTCGTTCTTCAACAGTTTCATAAGTAGATAAATCAAAGCGTGGCATTTTTCCTCCTAGATCCAGCTTGTGCCTTTTTTGGTGATAACCAGTGAGGGCGAGCTGCCTCTCATCTGGCGTGTAACTATGCGTTCTGAGTTGACAGTTCCATACTTGGCTTTACCCATACTGTCCATCACCTCAGACTTGACCCTCAGAAGCTCAGAATTGGCCCTATCAGCCCTTTCCTGGGCCTGGAGTAGTAAAACCCCTACCTGACCGAGTTCGTGGTCTCTAATCTCAATTTCAGGGTTCTCAGCCCTAACTGCCAAGTAGGTGCTTTCCGAGCCATCCCATTCAGGTTTCTTGTCTGACTGAATCGAAGCCCAGAATTGGTCAATCATTTCGTTCTGTAGGTCTATGGCCGATGCGATAAATGGCACATCGTATTCGTTCCAGGTCATACCTGCTACGGCCACGATCATGCCGCGCTGTATCTTCAGCACGCCCATGTAGTGCAAGACCTGAGCCATGTAGGACGGCGGAACCGATTCCCAGGTGCTTCGAGCTGTCTTGACCTCAATGACCATCATCTCCTTAGTGGTCTTGTGGATGGCTATGGCATCAGGGTTAGCGTGGCGGTATTCACAGTCGCCATCTGCGTATGTGCCAGTTGTATAGACATCCCAATCAGGATGCTCCTCCATCCAAAGTTTTAGGATTGGCTCCTCAAAAGCCTTACCGAACCGAATTGCCCAATTCTCCTGAATCTCAGATGGAATCCTGTTTGTCTTTTTAGCCCATAGAGCGTAGGCGCTCTCGTAAGGGTTTAGACCGAGTATGGTGCCTACTTCACTACCCCCAATGCCCCTAGACCGCTCAGAATGCCACTCAGGGCTTCCTGGCTCAAAGTTTCCCAGCAGCTTTGCCCCATTTAGTATTTGTGGTGCGTAAATCTCCAAATTCGTCCTTTCATTGGATAGCCTTATCTTATGAAATGGCTAGGTCATTTATCAAGCGAGTATATGAAATTGTTATTTTCTATACAGGCTGTAGGCGGAGTAGAGTGCGAAAAGCACCCTGCGCTGTGGTATCCAGAGGATGAGCCAGATGCCACGGTGCGGCATCAGATGAGCGTAATTGCTAAAGGTATTTGCTACGACTGCCCCATCAAGAAACAGTGCTTTGACTATGCGCTACGCACTAATCAGCGACACGGCATCTGGGGCGGCACTAGCCCCGAAGAACGCTGATTTGACAAACTGAATTAGCAAGCCTAGATTGCTTGCATGATTTATCATCCCGAATACATAAAGCTTGCAGAGGCAATGGAACAAGCGCCGACAATCCCACCCTGCACCAATACAGACCCAGAGCTGTTCTTTCCAGATCAGGATGCGAATGTGAATCTATACATGGTGGCCAAGCAACTATGCGCTCAGTGTCCAGTGATGAAGCAGTGCCTGACTTATGCACTGAAAACCAATGAGGAGTATGGCGTGTGGGGCGGACTAACGGCTTACGAGAGGCGGAAGCTCAAAAAGGGCGGGAAAATCACAGTGGCTAAAGCTACTCGTGCAGGACGAACATACGACTGGAGACGGGGAGATGTTCAGACCGCGATTGTTTACAAGGTGGCCTAACAACAGCGCATGGCCGTTGTCGCACCTATAGATAACGAACCTAGTCTTTTTTGAAAGCAACTGAAGTCAGGATAGACAGCAGTCCAGCACCTAGCGATACCGATGCCAGGCTAACCCAGTCAATTGCGAATAGTCCGATTGAACCAGTTCCAATAACAGCGATTGCAGACTGAGCTACTGTCTTGATGGCGCGCTCGCCAGCGTAGCTCCAAAATTCCAAACTAAAAATCTTCATTGTCCCTTTTCCTTGTCTTTACATCTTCGTATGTTGCAAATGCAGTATAAGCGGTCAGAATAATGCTTATCAAGGCGACACCGCCGATTATTAGTTCCCTGCTGACCGAACTGTCAGAAGCGTAGGTAGCTGCACCAAACAGAATCATCAAGGCAGATAGAGCAAAGCTCATGTAGATCAGCCTGCGGCGGTGCTTCCAGCTAGGCATCGAGACGCTCGTCAATGAACTTTTCAGGGTCAAAGACAGTGCCGAATGTTACCGATGTGACCCTTGGGCCAATTGTTAGATGAAGATGAGCGCCCTTGGAAGCTGACCCCGTGTTGCCTACTTTGCCGACTGTCTGGCTTTGAGTAATGACAGTTCCTGGTTTTAGTTTTGGCTGCTCCTGCAAGTGGCAGTAGCCAATGTAAACAACTTTGTCATTGATTGAATCCCAGGCAGTCTGAACCAGCACCCAACCGAGAATGCTTGACCACTTGACAACCTGCACGGTTCCACCACTGACAGCGGGAATGCGTGTGCCTTCTTTTGGTGCGTAGTCAAGTCCACGGTGCGGAATAACACGGCCCTTGATTGCACCGAATCGGGAAGTAATTGTCTTTTTAGAGAATGGATGTCTCATCGCAGAATGGCCCAGATAGCAGCTATAAATCCTGTAATGCCAGAACCTAGAGCTGTAAAGACTAGCTTCTCAATCCACTCCATGCGCGCAAGTTTCTGTTCTACGCGGTTCATACGAGCAGGAAGGTCTTTGAGGTTTTTGATGTCTGCGACTATCTCAATCTGAATAGCTTGAAGCTCTAAAAGCTTCTCATAGATGTCTTTTTGAGTTATGCGGACGCTAGTTGTTTCTTCTGCCATGATATTATTTTATCCTAAAAAATAATAGAGCCAGTTCCAGCGGTAAATGTATATATTTTCCAAGTTCCGTTATCTGAATAGCTGTAGGTTAGCCCAGCTCCAATAGATTTGAGGGTCCTTGCCCTTGAAGAATAACGAATAATAACAATGCCA